GTCATCCTTGACCTCCTCCTCCATGACTTCGGGGGTCACTTCGGGGGTGACCTGCTGAACTGGACCATAGCCCAGAAGGGCCCGTGCCTCATCCACGCTTAGAACCGGTGCACCTCCGGTGAGCTGCGCCACGGCCTGGGCTTTTTCAACCTCATACCGCTGCATGACCTCGAGCCGCTTGGGCTCAAATGAGAATCTCACGCCGAGCTCGCGTAGCAACGTCGCATTGACGCGGTGGGCGATCCGGTCCGCTTGGGGTAAAACGGTCTTGGTGTAGAAATTGACATCGTCTTGCTGGGCCGTCGCAAAATTGGCCGCTCCGCTGATCACAAATGAAAACGGTACACCCAGGGTGACTGCGATGAGCTCCCGCTGTTCACGGGATAACTGAAGGTTGCCCAGGTCTTTGATACCCTCCCCGATGGTTTGGACATTGACCGCGTCCGCTTCCACAACCTTTGTGGTGCCGGCATTTCCTTTGCCACTAAACCATGACCTCCACCCGCGCTCTATCCGGTCTCGCTCCTCCCTGGGTGTTCCCATCGGTACTCCAATGAGCGTGGCCTTGAGTAACCCGTTGTCGAGCGTTGAGTCCAAATAGGTTTGGAGTGAATGGAGGACATCCGCACCGGTCCGAGCGGCGTAACCGATGGAAGATCCAGGCCCGGTCTCCGTTAATGGGTCTTGCTGGTAAATGGCCACCACGTCCTCGGCATCGAGCTTGAGCTCCCTTCCGTTTACGGTCCGCTTGTAGGCGTACACCTTACCGGCCTGGTCATACAACGGCTCCACCGTGTTGGGCGACATCCATTGGAGCCCCACCATGTTTCCGTTGTCGTACACCTTGAGCCAAAATGCCGAGCCCACCAGGATTAGGGATGCCTCGGTCTTGAATATCAAATCGCTCCACCCGGTCATGAATCCGAGCTCATCCGGGAAATCGTAATCCGCGTCCGAGTCGTAACGGATGTCCTCCGGGTTGGTCGCATTCACTACGGTAAACGGGATGCCTCCAATGGCCGCGGCCCTCATGTCCACACAAGCCCGAAGGAATCCATTGACCCGGTACGCTTCAACAATGGTCAAATGCTTTGCGTCCGTTTCCTGGCCATAAAGCATCTCGGCAATTAAAGAATCGGCCCGGAAATTCTTAATTCCTTTTGTTGGGCTTATTAGTTGAAGAGCCATGACCTACGGGTTGCCGTTTGTGTAAATGCGAGGGCTAAACTCATTACCATGTCATCATGTAAACCCGATGGTGCGTTATATCGAATGTTTCCCGATGGTAACCGTTCCATTTCGTACGCTTCGAGCTCTTGGATGAGCGTGTAATCATTTGGAATATGGATGGAGCCTTGTTCAAACGCCAAAGATAACGATTCGATCGCTTCCGCTTTTGATGATGCCGTGGTGAGGAATGGCCGGACCGGCAAACCATCTCTGCGTAATTGCTCAATGATGGGCTCTCCCATGCTGTTTGACTCGGCCACAATAACCCGCGGCTTCCACTTTTCGCATAAGGCCTTGAGCCGCTGCACCTGGACGTGGTAATCCACCTTGTTAGACCGGTCGATGGTGAGGACCGCTCCCTGGGCCGCATCAAAGACCGTGAACACGGTAAAGTCATTCAGCTTGCCCCAATCCACCCCAATGACAATGTGCGACTCCGGCATCGGCCCCAGGCCCTCCCGGACCGCTTCTCGCACCTTGCGGAATACACCACCGCCATCCTCGACAAACTGAGCCTCGATTTCCTGGAGGTAGATCCGTTCGGGTAGGTCCGCCTTCATGGCATGGATCTCATCCGGACTGATTACCGGGTTGGAGAACGTGGACATGTGCCACCGCATCCACTCCGCTCCCTCCTTTCGGTATAGCTGCCAAAAGAAGTTCCGGCCCTTTGGTGTGGACAGGAACCAGGCCCGGCCTTCGAGGTCGGCCAAGGTGGGCCGTATGGCCGCGGTCCATGCATCCTTGAGGTGTCTGATCATTGCGGCCTCATCAATCACCACCGCTTTGTATTTGCGGCCCCTGGCCACGTCGACATCCTCGAGCGACCAAAACTCGATAACCCCACCATTGATGAGCTCAATCCTCCGCTCGCTCGCGTTCTTCTTTGTAATGAGCGGACCCAGGGTGAGGGTGGCCTGCCGCCATACGTCGAGAAGGGATTTGTAATGTGGAGCAAACCAGGCCACCGGGTGGCCGGCCAATGCGGACCGGATGATGATGTCCAGGCCGAGCGTGGTTTTGCCCCACCGCCTACCACACGCCAACACGTTGAATCGTTTGGCCTCATTGAGTACCTGGCGTTGTGCTTTGTGCGGCCTGGGTAGCTTAATACTAATCTTCGTCTGGCTCATCCAACACGTCCTCGTAAATCACATGGACGACCTGTGGTTCGCCGATGTGTTCTGTTTCGGTCCGTTCGATGTAGCCCCGATGCTTGCCTTTGGTCTTCAAGAAGAAGATGTTCGCCGCCGGGTTGCCTTCCTTGATCAGCTTGTGCAACTGCGATTCTGCAAAGTCAACGGCCACGTCGTCGATGTCGCGCACAGCCATCCGGTAGGCTTCATCGTTGCGCATCCATTCGTAGTGCGTCTTTCGTGAAATGCCGACCTTCTTTGCCGCTGTGGTCACGATCCCCAATGACGCTTCAAGCGCATCAAGCATTAATGCCTTCTTCTGTTCCGTGTCGTTGCGTGGCATATGGTTCACCGTTGCGCTTGATTTTAAGTGTTGGATCTAAGGTAAGCATCCGGTCCAAGATCACTTGACAGTACTTTGGGTCAAGTTCCATGCCGTAGCAACGTCGATCCAACTGGTGTGCGGCAATCATTGTTGTACCCGAACCCAAAAATCCATCTGCCACCAATTCGCCAGCTTTACTACTGTTTTCTATTAATGATGCAATTAAAACAACGGGTTTCATTGTAGGGTGTAATTCGGACTTAATAGGCTTGTCTGCTTTTAATACCGTAGTAGGTGTTTTGTCTGATAATATGTTTTGAAGCAGATCAAACAGTTCGGCTTTATGTAATTTTTTTATGTCAAGTGTATCTTCAATGACTGTTGTTTTGGTTCTGTCTGCGGTGAAGTAATGTCCCGCGCCCGGCTTCCATCCGTAAAGGCAAGATTCGTGTTTCCAGTGATAGTCTTGCCGACCAATAACCATAACATTCTTGACCCATACCAGCGCCTGTTTTAATAAAAGACCGCTGGCAATGAATTGATTTCTGAATTGGGTTTCTGTTATTCCCGGAGGACTCCAAACGTACCACGCGCCACCCAGTTTGGTAAATGATCCAAGCGATGTAAAAAAGTCCAACAGGAATTGGTCGAAGGCATCATCTCCCATCTTGTCATTAGCAATATCTGTTTGAATGCGATTGCCATTGTCTACAGCATTTAACGATCTATTTTTACTTGAATAGTCCACGTTGTATGGTGGATCGGTAATTATTAGGTCTGCTAATTCATTTCCAAACATTTTTTGCCATTGATCGGGTTTTGTGCTATCCCCGCAAAGCAAACGGTGTGGTCCGATTTTAAATAGGTCGCCCAGCACAATGTCGGTGGTAATTTCGTCCGGCACTTCATATCCATCTTCGTATGCTTCCTTTTCTTCTTCGATGTCGAATCCGGGAACGTCCAATCCCCACGCGTCCAGCACGACTTCGTCCCATTCGTTCGCCAAGACATCCCAGTCCCATTCGCCGAAGCCCACGTTGTCTTTGATGATGAATTCGCGCTTTTGATCTTCGGTCAACTGGTCGGCGTAGATCACCGGCACCTCCTTCAATCCTGCGGCTTGACATGCCTTCAAGCGCATGTTGCCGCCCAGCACCACACCATCCGCGTCCACGACGATTGGTCTGAGTTCCAGCATCTGCGGGAAGTCCCGGATGGATGCCACCAGCTTTTTGAACTTGTCCTCCTTAATGTGGCGTGGGTTGTCCGGGTTTGGCTTGATGTCGCCGATTGCTACGTGGGTAGGTTTCATGCTTTTGTATATGTGTCGTTTGTCACTTGTGGTCGATCCATCCCGTGAATAGGATGATGAGTAATAGCGGTATCAAAAAGATGAAGATGACAAACGCTTCCGCTCGCTCTCGTCGTGAAATAGGTTGTGGATTAAGTCTGCTTCGCATGGTGTTTCCTCCTGTGATTGGGTGAGCATTAGTAAAAAGCGCATCCAGGAATCCAGGTCTCTCATCACAACAAATCCGTATCCGGTAGCCAGCATCTCCTCCCCGAATTTCCGTTGGCTCATGGTGAGTTTATTCTTGCCAACCTTAACCTCAACAAACCATCCGTGAATGTTGCGGTCCGTGTGACCCGTTGGCCTGGCCAAAAACAGATCCGATACTCCGGCCTTGACTCCCTCGGCCTTGAGCTTTGCACCGGTCACCATATCGCGTACACCTCCGTTGGGAATGGCAAAGAGCTGCCACTCCTCATCCGGCTTACACGTGTACCGGTAATACTTAATCATTTGCACTTGCAATTTGTGCTCGTCTTGCTTCACGTTCTATTTCCTCAATTTCCTTTTTCCAATACTTGTAAAATGTGGGAGACCGCTTAATCCAGTAATCGGCCGCTTCTATGGATGCCGCTTTGTACATCTGTGGGTCGAACTGTAGGTCTGGGGATGATAACCGCTGGCGGTACTCATGCACCTCGTAGGCCTGGAGGAATACACTTACAATGGTTGGGGTGGTGCCCATGCGTCGGGCAATTTTCTGCAATGTAAATCCCCGGTTGTAAAGCGAGATCCATTGCTGGACCATACACTCCGTGAATCTCCGAGACCTTCCCAACTTGTGTTTAATTCTAAACCGTAGGATGACTGCCGATGCGTACCTGGGTGATACCCCATAATCATTACTAAACTCCTTCACGGTTTTGCCCTCTCTCAAATACTTGGCCAGGATGGTGGCGTGCTGCTTGGGAGTCATGCCCTCTGTGCTCATAGGCTGTATACGTTTGGTTCCACCTCGGTAATTTGTAACCGGTGGACGTACATAATCAAGGAGTGGACCGTTTTTCCGGTCTCATCATTGTAGTCCGGCTCGTATCTCCGGTACTGCTGCACCACCTGGACCGGTGTGATAATTAGCAAAAAGTCATCCGGCTCGATGTCGGCCCGCTCCACCAGCTTGAAAAACTCGGACGGGAAAATGAGCCTCCGCTTGTAGATCCACTCGAGAGCCTGGTTGCGCTTATGGTCATGTGCTCTGTCCCACTCCTGGAGGGTGTGGCCGGTGTGACGTTGGGCGATGGCCTCGAGCTCGTGTTGATCAATTCCGTTCACTTCTTCACCTCAACGAGCTTTAGGTAACCTTGCGGGTTGGCCTTAATGGTGAGCTCTCCGGCCAAAACCTTTTTGATGCCTCGCTCCGATATGGTCCCCTCCTTCTTCATCCGCTCCAGGTTGAGCTTTACGCCCCTGGGTAGGTTGGTGGCCCGCTCAATCTCATTGCCCTCGAGCTCGAGCGTGGATTTGTACTTCTTGATGAGGTCCGGAATGTTGGTTGGGTTGTGATCGTTCTCATGCCACACCTGGCAAGTATGCCTCCAGGCCTCCATGTCACCCGTTACGTGCCGGGTAAGGATTTGGGACTCGTAATCATTGATGGGCCGCTTGAACACTTCCAGGTAAACGCGGATGGCCGGATTGGTGTAATGGTACCATTGCTCCCGTGCCACCTCCTTTTGGGTTTCTGCGTTAGCAAACTTGGAGCGTGCGCGTATATGTTTCTCTTGATGGTTCTTATGGTGGTTATATGATGGTTTGGGTGACTCCCGTGTCATGGGGGGGGTGACCTGGGAGTCATGGGGGGGATGACTCCCGTGTCGTAGGGGGGGTGACTCCGGTGTCGTAGGGGGGATGACTTGGGTGTCATGGGGGGGTGACTTGGGTGTCACGGTGTCGTGGGCTTCACCCCTTAGCTTTTGAAACCGTTTGCTCTCGACTGGTTCGACCCCGGTGATCTTGTATAGGTTGACTCCGTTTTGCTGGGCATTCATGTTGCGCGTAATCATCCCATCCTCCTCGAGATCGGACAATATCCGCTGGACGTGCCTCCGGCTTAACTGGCACCGTTCGGAGATATACCGGATGCTGGGCCAACACTCCCCGTCTGCGGATGCCTGGTCCGCCAGGGAAACCAACACAAACTTGTGTGTGTGGGACCGACATTGACTCTCAAATGCCGGTATGAGGTAGCTATTCGCCATGCAGGAACCCTCGGCTTTTGCGGAGGTATTCCTACCTCCTTGTGTGAAAATTAGGGCCTGGAGATAGGTTGGTCGCCACTCCAGGCCCTTTTTGTTATCCTCTCGGGTGGGTTTAGTTCCTACGCGGAAATGAATCCGCGCTTATCGACGCTCCAACGGATAGTGGACTCGGAACCGTTGGCCACCTTCTTGGCGGTTCGGTACGAATCAATCCATTCCGATACGGTTGGGATGCCGGCCGCAAGACAACGCTGATTCATATCAAACTGCGTTGTGCGAACAAAGGTGAGCTCCTCGCCTCTTTTGTATGCTCCGAGGCATGACTCGAGCCGGAGCTGGGTTGTAATGGCATCGTCATGCGCATAAGCACCGCCACTCTTTTTGCCGCTTCGCTTCAATACGTCCAGGGCATGGCCCACACCGTCGCTCGAGCTCTCTTGCCTACCCGAGCAAACATCCACCCAAAACTTCCGGCCGGTCTCGTCTCCCGACATGATGAGCGGGATCATGTGCACCAGGGCATTACGTGAAACGCTCACCTTCGGACCGCGGACCCGCTTGAGGACCGTGTCTTGATAGTACCGCGCCTCATCCAATACGTCCGCCACCTCATCCATGATGTGGACCGCGCTTAATGCCAGGGCCTGGGTGTGGCTTTTTACAATGACTGTTGTGGCGGTGGTTTTCGATTTAACACTTGGCATTCTACCACGGGCATAAGCCGATCGAACCAGCAAATTTTTGTATGCCGATACCACGGTCATTTGTAACGAGGTATCCAACATGGTGTTGAGGTTCATGGACTGGATCACCTGGGCCGTGGTCCGCGGACGTTGCACCCCAAACTTACCGAACCGCTCGCGCACCTCATCCACGTTGGCACAAACCAAAATCCGTTGGCTCACCTGGATGGTGATTCCACTTAACGCACAAGCGTGAAGGACGTGCTGCCCATCAATGAGGTAAATGGTGCCGTTTGGTAAATAGGCAAAGACGATCTCGGCCTGGTACGGCATCCAGCGGCCGGCCTTCATGTCGTGCGATAGGGCATCAACATGGCCGCGGGAAATTTGCCGTTGAATATCCAACAAACCGGGCGTTTTGAGTATTTGCGCTGCGATTTGTGGGGTCATTGTGACCTTCTCACCAACGACTGTCGATGGGGTCTCACGGTCAAAAACTTTTGACTGTATCATTCATGTGTTCCGTAATTGAGCTCTTCAAAACTTGCCGGTCCGATGAGCTCGGTTATATGGCATGATTGCCAAATGCAAAGTAACCAAACGTTCATTTGAGCACAAACGGTTTGGCCTATCTTTGCGGACCCAATGGCTTATCGTCATTGTTTCCTCCG